GAGAATTTAACAGAATCTGAAAAAAATCTAGTTGGTAATATACTACTCGGTTTTGCTCAAACTGAATGTGCAGTTTCAGACTATTGGACTGGCTCAGTTGTTAAATGGTTTCCTAAACATGAAATAAAACATATGGCTATTGCATTCGGATATTTTGAAACAATCCATGCGAAAGCCTATTCATATTTAAATGAAACTCTTGGACTAGATAATTTTGCAGCTTTCTTACATGAACCTACTACTGCAAATAAATTTGAATTCTTACTATCTGCACACAATGATTATACTCATATTGATCTAGCTGAATCATCTGATGCCCGTAGAGACGTTGCTCGTTCACTAGCTATATTTTCCGCATTTGCTGAAGGAGTATCCCTCTATTCATCCTTTGCTGTACTCTATTCTTTTCAATTACGTGATCTTCTAAAAGGTATTGGTCAACAAATGAAATGGTCAGTTAGAGATGAATCATTACATTCTAAGATGGGATGCCAGTTATTTAATCATATGTGTGATGAATATCCTATGCTAAGAGAGCAAGTACAAGCAGAAGTTGAAGAAGCTGCTCGATTAATGGTTGAAATGGAAATTAATTTTATTAATAAGATGTTTGAATTAGGTGATCTTGCAAATTTAAAAGCATCTGACTTAAAGGAATTTATTAAAAAACGTGCAAACGAGAAATTAAATGAAATAGGATATGCTTCAATTTTTGAATATTCTGATGAATCTGCCTCTGAGCTAGATTGGTTTTATCATCTTACTGGCGGAGTTACCTGGACCGACTTTTTTGCTATGCGAAGCACAGATTACTCAAAGGCTGGCGAAGGTGAAGACTGGGACGAAGATTCACTATTCTAAAAAATATAAAAATAAAATAAAATAATTATGACACACACACTTAACAAAATTATTGAACTACAAACAAAAACAATGGAAACAGTTTTTGAAAATGCTAAAACTGTACCATCTACTTTAATAAATGCTTTCAGTCAACCATTAACTAATCCATGGCTAGTTACAGATAATACTAAAGCAATATATGAGAATACTAAAAAATTCAATACCGCATATCTAACTTATACTAAAGCGCTTACCGATATGCTTGAAGCAACTTATGAAACCGCTGAATTAATTAATAACTCAACTAAATCTAATTAAGAAATGCTTAAGAATATAGAAGATGAAGAACCTCAACCTACCCCAACAGCTGCAGATATTATTGCAGCTGAACTAGGTTGGAAGAAAGATATAGATTATCCAGGCTGGGGACATAATGAAGTTTACTTAAAAACTGTATCGAAGGGATACGTTCTACCTGGAGAAACTCCAAAGGATGCTTATTGGAGAGTTTCAACTGCTGTTGCTCGAAGACTTAAGAGACCTGAACTTGCTTCTAAATTCTTTGACTATATTTTTAGAGGATGGTTAAATTTAGCCACTCCAGTATTTTCAAATACTGGTACTGAACGCGGTTTACCTATTTCTTGTTTTGGTGTTGATGTAGCTGATTCAATTGCAGATATTGGAAGTAAGAACTTAGAACTTATGCTTCTTGCTAAACATGGTGGAGGAGTTGGAGTTGGCGTAAATCAAATTAGATCTGCTGGATCTCCTATTTCTCAAAATGGTACCTCTGATGGAGTTGTTCCATTTTGTAAAATATACGATTCATCAGTTCTTGCTACAAATCAAGGAAATGTTCGTAGAGGAGCAGCATCAGTTAACATGGATATTGAACATGGTGATTTTTGGGATTGGCTTGAAATTAGAGAACCTAAAGGAGATGTAAACAGACAATGTTTAAACTTACATCAGTGTGTAGTTATCTCAGATGATTTTATGCAAAAGGTAGAACACGGAGATAAAGAAGCTAGGCGTAGATGGACTGCAGTTATTAGAAAACGTAAATCTACTGGCGAACCATATATTATGTATAAAGGTAATGTTAATAGACAAAGCCCAGAAGCATATAAAAAGAATGGACTTAAAGTTTACATGACAAATATATGTTCGGAAATTACTCTTCATACTGATGAGAGTCACTCTTTTGTATGTTGTCTATCTTCCTTAAATCTTGCAAAATACGATGAATGGAAAGATACTGATTTGATTTATACTGCTACTTGGTTCTTAGATGGAGTTCTTGAAGAATTTATTCAAAGAGCAAAATATATGAGAGGCTTTGAAAACTCAGTTCGTTCTGCTGAAAAAGGTAGAGCGTTAGGATTAGGCGTTCTTGGGTGGCACACTTATTTACAAAATAAAAATATTCCATTTGATTCTCTTCCAGCTCAATTTGAGACTAGAAAAATATTTTCTCAGCTTAAAATAGAAAGTGAAAGAGCAAGTAGAGATATGGCTCGTGAATATGGTGAACCTTTATGGTGTGTTGGTACAGGAATGAGAAATACTCATCAACGTGCAATTGCACCAACTGTTTCTAATTCTAAATTAAGTGGAAATGTTTCAGCTGGTATTGAACCGTGGGCAGCTAATGTATTTACTGAACAGACTGCTAAAGGTACATTTATTAGAAAAAATCCATCTCTTGAAAAAGTTCTTGAAAAAATAGGATTTGATACTAAAGAAACTTGGGATCAAATCCTAGTCGATGGCGGATCAGTTCAAGGATTAGATTTTATGGATAATTATAGAGTTAAACTTGGAGAAGCAAGTAATCCAATTACTTTAACTAAATTTTTAAAACTTCCAGAAATTGAACAGGGTAATTATATTCCATTAAAAGATGTATTTCTTACCTTTAAAGAATTAAATCAATTAGAGATAGTTCGACAAGCAGGATTACGCCAACAATATATAGATCAATCAGTTTCATTAAATCTTGCATTTCCTATTGAAGCTGAACCTAAGTTTATAAATCAAGTTCACTTAGAGGCATATAATGTAGGAATTAAAACTCTCTATTATATGCGAACTGAATCTGTTCTTAGAGGAGATATTGCAGCGAGATCAATGGTAGACTGTTTAAGTTGCGATGGGTAAGCTAAAATAAAAATATCATATAAAGCAGCAAAGATTACTTTGCTGCTTTTTTTGTTAGATAAATAATAAAAATCAACTATTGTAGATGACAAATAAACACGTATCTAGCTATTATGCTTTTTTACTTGAACAGGATATGATGGCAGGCGCTCCACCAGTAGCACCGCCGAAAGTAATATTATATCATTTTCTATTTATGACTGGATCAGATGATGCTGGAAATAGTCGACGTGTTTATCCAGATAAAAGTGTAGTAATTGAATATCCATGTTATTCACTCGATTTGCCTACGTTAGAGTCTTGGGTAAAAGATAATATTGTTTCTACTGAAAAAACCGATTTAAATAAGTCTGAACTTGATATACGTCAAAAAAATTTAATTGATATAGTTAAAGGTGACCGTACAAATATATCAAATGACGATCTTCCATATATTGAAAAATTAAAGAATGCAGTTTCGGCTAACCTAATTGGTCGACATGAACCAGATGTTACAGTTGTTTTTTCAGGCGGTGTTCCTACTACATCAGATATAAATGTAACTTTTATAAAACATAAAAAGTAATGCTTAAGTCATTCCTACAATATATAAATGAAACTATGGATCATAAAACTGAATTCATTAAAGGATTATCTCAAAATTTAATTGAGAGATTACGTACTTCACCATTTGATGAAAGTACAGAATACTCAGTATTTTCAGGAATGTCTTTTATCGAACCTTTTAATTTTAATTTAATTTTAAATGTTCGTCGTGATACTGATCTATCTACCCATTCAGATTCCCACTTTAATTCATTACCTTGGGAAAAAATTAATTTTGATAATTTAGGATATGCAATTGATGCTAATACTAAAATGAGTAAATCTAAATTAAAAATACCTTCTATTACAATTCATATAGTCTTAAATCCTAAACTTGAACCTTTATTATATAGCAAGTTATTTTTTAGACTAATTGATATACTTGCACATGAAACAAATCACCTAGATCAATTAGGACTTAATAGAGATCCATTTAATGTAAATGTATCCAGTAATCATGATAGAGATTCAGCAAAAAAAAGTTATCGATATTTTCTATTACCTGAGGAAATTGAATCAATGGTTGAAGGGATGTATACTCGATCTAAAGTGCAGAATATTAATTTAGATAAAATATTTGATGACTACTTACTGCCATTTATTGAATCTGAATATATTAATAAGTCAGAATATCTAAAGGTTATGCAAGTATGGATATTTCATGCACTAGAAGTATACCCTGATTGTAAATTTTCAAATAAAGTTAAATCAATTATTGATTCTATTTAAAAACCGTTTTAATATATGTAGTAAAAGACTACAAAATTAATATAAAATGAACGATTTCGAAAAACTAAAAGAAGAAATTGCATTAGCTCAAGCTGCAATCTTCGATCCAATTAACACGCTTATCTTATCGGCAGAAGAAGATGCTGCTAAATATTATGGAAAAGGCGTAAAGAGTGCTGGTAATAAGCTTAAAAGAAAAATGCAAGACATTAGAAAAGTAATTAAGCATCCTGTAGTAAAAGCAGAAATGACTAAAGTTCAGGAAGGTGCAAAAAATCTTCGTCAAACATTAACTGATGAAATTACTACAAAAGTAACAGCATAATTATATAACTACTACTTTTTAAAATGCCTCTTTTAGAGGCATTTTTTGTGTTTTATGAAACTTGTCAACTAAGATGTGTATAATATATTAAAATAAAATATTTATTATGACAGATTTTTTTGATTTACCAGAAGAAACTTTTTCTAAACAGAAACAAGTAAGTACTAGAAGAACTGATCCGAACATTTATGATCCGGATCCAAATGCACACAATGGGTCGTACAAATCAGTATTTAGATTCGTACCTTACATTTTTGACAAAACAAAAAGTAAGTATACTAAATATACTGCTAAGTTTTGGAATCCATTAACTAAAGAATCATTAGTTATTGATTGCCCTTCAAATGTAGAAAAGCCTTCTATTTTATGGACAATGGAATCAGTATTACGTTCTCTTAAAAAAGAAGAACCTGAATTAGTTGAAGAGATTGGTAAAAATTTCTCTAGATGGAGCACTCACCATTCAGCAGTATACATTAAGAAAGATCCACAGAGACCTGATCTTGAAGGATTCGTTAAAATCTTTAAATTCAGAAATCAAATTGATATGTTAATCGATCAACTTGTAAATCCTGAAGAAATGGATGGACTTACTACCTCTAGAAAAATAAATCCATTTCACCTATTAGAAGGTAAAGATTTACTTTGTATTGTTGGCAAGAAAACTAAAGACTTTAGAGACTGGTCAAAATGTAAATTTATGGATGAAGTTACTCCATTAGTTTTTAAAGTTGGTGATACTCAAGTACAAGTTAAGAATGAAGAGAAGTCAGTTAAACTAGTTAACGAGTTCTTAACTAAAAATACTCCAAAAATGGATGAGTACTATCACCAGGAATGGACAGAAGAAACATTTGAAAAAGTTGCACAAGCAATTATATCAGCGATTCCTCATAATGAGATTTTAGAAATGATTCTTGGAAGAAGTAAAGATACTAAGATGAATGACTTAATTCGTTCTAAAATGAAAGGCGGTAAAACAGTTAAACATACTTCTTCAGTAAACGATGATCTTGAATTTACTAGTGCACCTGCAACTCCAGCAACTCCGATTATTGCATATACTCAAGAACCTGCTACAGCAGCCGTAAACTCTACTGATTCTAACGATGATGAATATGATTCATTATTTAAAGACCTATAAAAAAATAAAATAATATGGAAGAAAATACAGCGACTACCGCTCAACAAAATGTTCTTTTTGGAACTATCTCCTATGCTGATGATTCTGCATATGAAGAATTTATATCAACAATGAATATTAATCAAGCATTATTTGTATTAATTGCATCGGCTAATTCTTCTCAAGCAAAAGGAGCATTTAACTTGCTAGAATCTGAGACTATTTCTACTGCAATACGTACAATACGTAAAAATGGAGAGAAAAGCGAAGCTCAGCCAGTAGTTCAACATGCAAATCAATAATAAATACTAAAAAATTAACAATGGACTTAATTATAGACGGTAACGCCTTTATTAATGTCGCAATAAGCGTCACTAAATCTCAGTCTACTAGAGATAAGAGAACTGGTGATGCTTATTATGTTAATGATTTATTTAACGATAGTGGATTTATTTTAAAGGAACACGTACGAATATCATTTAGAAATTTTTGTTTTACGTATCTAAATTCTTTAATCACTCCAATATCATCTCATCCACAACGAGTTCACATTGTATTTGATTCAGCAAGTTGGAGAAAAGAGTATACTAATGAATTTTTCAAAAATTCAGATTTTAAAACTACTTCTGCTCCTACTGAATTTAAGTATAAAGGAAATCGTAAATACGATGACCATCAATACCTTTTCTTTGAATATTTCCAAAATGTTCTTATGCCAGCAATGGCTGATCGTACTGGAATAAATCAATATAAATTTAAAGGTACTGAAGGAGATGACATCATTGCATATTTATGTGATATTCTAAAATGTGATATCCTGATCTACACAGTAGATCAAGACATAAAGCAAACAACTGGAACTCCTGATAAAAACGTATTAGTGATTACTCCTAAGCAGATGGCAAAACATAAGAGATTATTTAGATCTGCTCAATTAATTCCTACTGCGGCTAATGAAGAAATAGATAACTTCTTTTCTCTAAGTGATGATCACATTACTGGAGCATCAATAGAAAAAACTATTTCTAATTTACTAAATAAAGACTATGTTGAATATACTGTTGATCTAGTCGATGATGTACTAAGTAAAATATTACTTGGTGATAAATCAGATAATATTCCAAAGATCACAAGCGTTTCTCCAGCAAAAGCTAAAAAAGTAATCTTAGCTGTCCATGAAAAATATGGGGATGGTGTAATATCACGCATTGACGACCTAGATGATGAAGTAATTAATGGAATTGTTTCAGAAATTCAAATAGTCAATAAAATAAAAGATCAGGATAAAATAGATGAGATCAGAGAACACTTACTATTTAATATTAAGTTAATTCGTCTCTCTATTAAAGTATTCCCAGATGAAATCAAAGATGCTCTAATTGAATTCTTTGAATCATATCAAATGACCAATTTTAGTACTCGAGAATTTACTAATTTAAAAAATAATTTATCATTAATATGAAACCTTTATATGAACGAGTATTAGTTAAACCTAGAGATAAGGAAACTACTACAAAACAAGGAATAATGCTTCCTGAAAAAGCAGTTAAAAAACCAAATATCGGAGTTGTTATAAGTTGCGGTGATGGTACTAAAAATAATGAAATGGTGGTTAAATCGGGAGATTTAATATTATTCAACCGTTATGCTGGTGCTGAGCTAACATATCGAGGCGAAAAACACTATGTTATTATGGCAAATGAAATTATTGGAATCTTAGATGATATCAATGATATTTCATTAGAAGAATTTGAATAATACAAAAAAGGAGCTTTAAAAGCTCCTTTTTTTATTTAATATCTTCACTAGTCAATAGTGAATAAGTAAATGAATTTCCGTGTAAATCTTTTGCTTTTCTACAAATTGTCATAAATTCATTAAAGTCCTTTACCCTTTTAAATACTTGACACCCTTCACTCCAATTTTCAACATATTCTGATTCAGTTTTAGGATTAGATCTATGTCCATTAATTCCAAAAATTCCTTCTTGAATAATAGCTTCATCAAAGGTCAAATCTTTATTTTTATCTCGATAAACTTTAACCGGTTTAACTTGTCGCATAGCTTCATATTTTCCTTGGTGTAAACCAATAGCCCACATTCCACGATATTGTCCAGGAACAACTCTAGCTACTCCATTTGGATTATGATATTCGTATACTGCTTTCTTTCCAGGATCAGTCGTTATTTTCCAAGAATAAAATTTCCATTCTCCTCCTTCTTTAAATGAAATAGTTAAAGTATCATCAAATATATTTGTAACTTTTCTTCCTTCTACTAGATTTCTAACCCCTACAATATTAACATCATATCCTTTATTTTCAGAATCATCAAACCATATGTATCCTTTTGCTTTAAGTGCAATTTCTATTTGCTCTCGTGTATAACTCATACTTTAAAACTTTTTTCAAAAAAAAGCAGTAGAATTAATAACTCTACTGCTTCTTATATTTTTTAATTAATTAGAAACTTGGAATAAATCCAGTTGCATCTGAACTTAATGTTCCTCCTACTCTAGTAATAGTAATTCTATTAATGAATTTTTGAATTCCTCTAGGGAAATCTACTCTAATATCAATTACTGCTGAATTAGCCGAAATAACTTCTGTTGTATTATTTGAAGAATCAAAGATAACTTCGAATGTAGCAAGACCTTTAGCGTTAACTACTGCATTTAAGTAATTTTCAACAATTGTTCTTACTCTTAATCTTGTGATCTCATCATTAAAATCAAATAAGAAATTAAATAAGATTTTTTCAATATCTCTTTCAATCGTAGATAAGTTATCTCTAACGTGTGCATTGTTAAGTGCTGAGTTAATTCTCTGGTATGCAGTATTATTAGAAAATAATATAATTCCAAATCCTCTACGTTTAACAGTTAAGTTAAATCCAACCGGCTCTAAATAATCTCTATCATCATCAGTAAGATCATATTCTAATCCAACTATTTCTGGATCACTAAGAGCTCCACGTTTTCCACCTGCCACAATTAAGAATGGTGTACCATTTTTAAATTTTCTAACATATAAGTTAGAAATATATGCTGCTTGAGGTACTGATATATTTTTACTTCCGCTTCTTACAATTAAGTTAGGGAAATGGTAAGAAGAGTATGATGATAATGGAACTCCTTTAACATCTTCTTCTGCAAATTTATATAAGAAACTTGGATTTAAATCTAAATTACCACCTTGTGAAATTAAATTCATAGAAACTAATTTATTGGTACTATCAATAAAACTTGGATCAACTGATCTTTCAAATTGTTGAACAGAAGGTGCATTTAATAATGCCATCGCTTGGCCATTTACTGCAGCCAATTTAGCTAACTGATATTTAGAAGAAGAAGATATTGTACCTGAGTATGTATCTACTACATATCTAAAATCAATTAATTCACCATTTGAAAGAGCTTGTGGGATTAATGTATCTGTAAAAAGATAATCAAGTATTCCGCCAGTTCCTTCTAAACGTTCAGCTGTTCCATCAGGTAAAGAGTCAACTCTTAATTTAAAAGCTTTTAAGTTTTGGCCTTTTATACTTGAAACAAAATTAGATATTCCTTTATATACATTTAATTCATTTCCAGTAACATCTAATCCAGTAACTTCATCAACTGTCGGAGCCATTGTAGTTACTGTATAAATATTAGGTGCAGTTAATGTATCTAATATTCTAACTGATATAATCTTCAATGTTCTAGGTCTTCCATCAGTTACCTTTGCTTTAATATAACTATTAACTTTAATATATTCATCAATAATTGATTTATTCAATGGATTAATTTCTAATGTTAATGCATTCGGTTGAGCAATAGAATAACTTGTAAAAAAGTTAGTATCAGTTAAATCAAAAGTATATTTAAAATCATCACCTGAACCTAATACTATTTTTACGTAGTCATCACCTGCACCAAGATAATTATTTGCATTTACTGGAGTAGTTAATCCAATATTTGAATAAACATTAACTCGAATATATTTAAGTACACCTACAGTTAAAGTATCAACCACTTTAATATAATAAGTATTTGATGCATCTTTAATTAAATCACCAGTCTTTAAGAATCCATTCATATATGCATCATAAAGAGCATTTCCTTCCATTGCAGCTAAATAATTAACTGTTCCTGCAACAATATATAAATCATCCATTGCAATAGGATTTCCTAAAATTGTTCCAGATAAAAAATTAGATTCAGTATCTGCTCCTGCTGATATAAAAATTAATTCAGAATCTGCAGGTTTAGTATAACTTAATGTATCAATCAATGGTGTTGGATTAACTTGAGTTACTCCATCGACATCATATCCTCCATTATCTGCATAATAATCTAATTCTTCAAATCCGTGACCTACTGTATCAATTCTATGAGAATTTACATTAGTATCTGTAAAATTATCTACAGATAAATCAATTAAATCTAATTTTTCAGTATCTAGTGCACATAATATTCCAGTAGTAGGGAAAGCTTTATTTACTAATCTATCAACTGATACAGTAACTCCGCTTTGATCTCTAAAATCAGGAATTAAACATCCGATTGTACGATTAATTACTTTAATTTCGCGTAGTGCAAAGAAATCTGCAGATTTTGCTGTTTTTAATCCAGCTTCATCGAAAAATTGTTTGTATATTGGATCTTTTGATAATTTTAAATAATTTGTCCAATCTCCGTTAATTGCTATAACTTCTACGAAATAATCTGAAATAAAATCATCTTGGTGAACATATTCTGGAAATTCAACTGATCCTCCAGCACTTGCATACCACTCTTTCGCAGTTACATCAAAACCAGATACATTTGCTTTTCTTACCCATATGGTAGTATTAGATTGACCTAAGTTTACAAATGAAAGAATTTTATTTGATTCAGCATTAGTTATACCAAATCCTCCAGGAGAAGTAATATAGTCATCGCCTAATCCAATATTCTTAGATTTATTCAATTTATCAGATTCAGCAAACCATAGTCTCTGCCTATTGAAGAATTCCGTGATCGGCCATTCGTTCGTACCATTATTATTTTTTGCAGCAGATTCAGTATTAAATGTAGTGAATACTGCCTTGTCTAAATTTGTTAGTGGATTGATTATATCAGTATCTAATGGAATTACATTCATTGCAAATACTGGTCCTTCTCTAAGTGCTACTTCAATTGATCTATGGAAGTAACTTCCTGCTTTTTCAAGTTTAGTATCAATTTCTCCAAATACTGCTTTTAATGTTCTTAAGTCATTAATTAATACTACTGTATTAAATGGACCTACTCTGCTTGATCCTACGATCAAACGACCGGTAGTAAGAGGTAAAACAACATTCTCACTAGCATCAATTTCAACTGTATAAACACCACTAGACTTATAATTATTTAGGTTTATCCTTGGTTCAGCCATCTCTATGTAGATATTTTTAATTATTTATCTAAAATAGTATCAATAAATTTAAAAAAATTGAAAAATTAAGATCCTCAGGTGTATTATTAGTATAATATAACAAAATACTATAAGAATGGCAAACATCGATAATACTTGTGCCGATCTTACGATCGAAGATCTTTATGCAAAAAGCAGTGATACTTTAGGGGACATAATGTCAGTCCAAAAAGATACTCAATTAAATGTATATGGGTATGATTTTTCAAAAATGACTCTTAGAGAAGTCATGAATTTTTGGCATATGAATACCCATGCGTTAATTGATGAGCTGCACGAAGCTACTGATGCACTAGGCGGAATCAGTGACGGTAGTGGAAATGCAATATGGAAATATTGGAAAGCAGATTTTAGTAAATATGAGAATTTAAAGTTTTCAGATTTGTCAAATAGCGATCAACTTGAATGTAAATTCGAAATTATCGATATTTTACACTTTTTCATGAATATGGCAATTTCAATTGGAATGACTCCTCAAGAAATGTACAATATGTATATGAGTAAGAATGAGCATAACCGAGAACGTCAAAGAAATGGATATTAAAAAATAATATATTATGGATAACATTACCCCAAGTGACAATCAACCTAAATTAAATATTAACTTATCAGATGCTCCTTATCTTGAATGTGAAGCATGCGAAGGAAGAATATTTGAAGAAAAAATGATGATTAAGAAAGTTTCAAAGTTTATGACTGGGTCAGATCAAGATTCAATAGTTCCTGTTCCAGTAATAGCGTGTTCAGCATGTGGAAATATTAACGACTTATTTAAACCGAAAGTATGATAATTGGAGCAGAAGTATTTAATGATAACACACTAGTTATTTCATATTATGAAGCTAGTGGAAAGATTGGATTTATTAAAAAGAGACTAGCTGATCATGAAATGTATAATTGGGTAGAGTCACAAACTCCGACTGCTACTAAAAATTGGAATGGTAAGTTTGTAAAGAAAGGCCAGTCTCAAGGACAATACATGAATCAGTTTAGAGTTCAAGAATTAATCCAAGAGAAACTTACTGCAGAAGAATTAGAATTAGTTTATAGTTTTGATAATCTTCCTAAGAAAGTCTATTTAGATATTGAGATTAAATTAATTGATGACTCTTTTCCTGAAGCAGATAAAGCTAGAATGCCAGTTGGACTTATTTCTTTTTGTAATGAAGAAAATGTAACATATATTCTTTCTATTTTAAATACTGCTGACCAGCCTGATGGGCTGACATCAGATCAAATTGTTCAAATGGAAAAGGATGTAAATGCATACTTTAGAAAAACCGTACCTAAGAGACCAGAAGATTCTAAACTATTCAATCAAGATTTTAAAATAAAATATAAGTTCTTTAAGAGTGAAGATGAGCTAATGGCTTTTTACTTTCATAAAACTATGCCAACTTTTAATTTTGTAACTGGCTGGAATGTAACTGAGTTTGACTGGAAGTATTTAATGAATAGAGGCAAGAACCTTAAAATTGATATGATGCAAGAAATGCCATCTAGATCAACTGTCTCTAAAGTTAAAATACCGACTCATTTAGGCGTACTTGATTATATGCAAGTTTTTGAAAAAATGAAGCCGTATAAAGTTGTAGAAAACTATAAACTTGACTACATTGCAGACATTGTATTAGGTACAGCTAAGTTGCATCATGACTATGCTTCATTTATGGAATTTCAAAAGGATGTATACTTATTTACTATGTATAACGTAATTGATGTTATCTTAGTAAAACTAATTGAAGATAAACTTGCACTATTAGATGTTGCCTTTGCTATGGCAAATGTTGCACAAGTAGATGTAAATAAAGTATTTAGTCCAGTATATATTGCTGAGATCTTAATGTGCCGTGAATTCCTAAATAAGAATCAAAAAATGATGAAGCTTCCTTGGGGAGAAGAAGTTATGGATGGTACCTATGCTGGAGCCTATGTAAAAGATCCAATTCCAGGATATTATAACGCTATTGCATGTTATGATTTCTCTTCAATGTATCCAAATATCCAAATTCAATTTAATATTTCTCCAGATACTTATCTTGGTAAAACAGATAAAGTAAAGAAGGATGGTACTGAAATACATACAAAAAATGATACTATGTTCTCAAGCAAAGGAGATTCAGTTGCTCGAACAATACTTACTAGATTATACGATGCTCGTATAAAAACACAAGGTGAAATTAAACAAATTAAAAATTCAAAATAAACCCAAATAATATGACAACAACCGAAGATTTCGTAAACTGGCTAGAGGGATTTCTAGATGCATGTAAAGATGCTCCAACTACTAGACAAATTAAAGAAGTTAGAAAGAAACTAAGTACAGTACAACAATTGACTGAAGAACAATATCAATCTCTTTGGGATCCATCAATGGCTCCACAGTCAACCAAAGCATTTTCTACAATAACTTTAGTACAAGCACAAAAAGATGCAGCTCACACAAAAAATCCACAAAATGAAGATTTTATCCGTGCTATTGAAGAAGGTAAAAATGCTACAACGATGGAAGAGCTTAATTCCTAAAAAAAAATATAATATCATGCAATACGATGAAAATAAATTAATCTCCCTAATGGAGAATTTTTCTGGCTCAAAATTTCAATGGATCAAGACAGATCGTCCTGAGTTATTAGGAAAAGTTGTTACTTGTAGAAATATTGAACCTAGAGGAAATAAATTCTTTGCTGTGTTTGATGATGGATCATCAATCGATACTGCTAATCTTAATAGAAGTCTTCTTATGATTCATGGAGATATGCAGCCTTTAAGTAAAGCTGAAGTTGAATCTATTTATAGTCCTAGACCGTCAACTGGTGCACCTGTTCAAAATATGACAGGCCCGATGGGAACAACCGGTGGTCCTGGACCAATTGGTAATATGAATCAGTCTACTCATAATGCTCAACATCAATCTACACCGCAAGCAACAACTAATATGTTTGAGATGTTTAATTCTGAAGAGAGTAAAATAGATTTGCAAATATCTATTAAATTACCAGCTCAAGATTTTCTTAAGATGATGTATGTTAATGCAAAAGAAAAAGATACATTTTTAAATGAATTATCTGAGTACATATTTAAAGTGATAAATAAACAAGTCGTAAAAGATTCAATTTCATCAATTGTAATTCCACAAGACACTGTTAAACACACTATTTCTGTTCCAATTGTAAATATTACTGAAATCCATGAATAATCAATTTAATTCAACTGAAGAATATTCAGATGACAAATTTAAAATTTTAAATTTTACTAGTCCAACTGGAGAATTTAAAAGAATTTCATGTTCAAAGGAAGCTATTTGTGTGCTTCCTTTTGATGTTAATGAAAATGACCAGATAAAAAACGTATACTTAACGAAGTACCATGATTACGTATTAAATGGTCAAAATCATAAGTGTATCACTGCAACATTAGAGCCGGACGAATTTGATACTTATCATGAGTCTCTAACTAATTGCATAGATCATGAACTTGGAATTACTGATATTGACATAAATGACTTATTTTATTTAGGGCAGATTCAACATACTATTCCCTTTACTAAAACATATAAGTGTTATGCAATAAACCTCACTAAGTATAGCGAGGATCCTACTGGGTTTACCCCAAAGATACTTAATCCTGACGAGAGACTTCACTCAATAGATAAAGTTAGATTTTCTAGAATTATGAAAGGCGAAATATGTGATTCATTAGCTCTTTCATGTTCTCTTCTATTACTTTCATATATCTCAGATTAGAACTTCTACCCATTTTTTTAGTAAAATATAATAAAAATTGACAATTATGGCAAAATCTACAAATGCTGCAATCAATGCATTTAACAAATTCAATGACCTTTTAGAGAAAAAGGTTAAGACCAAAATAACCTTAATGGGTTTTTCAGACATTGACGATTATATTCCAACTGGCAACTATTTGTTAAATGCTCAAATCTCAGGTTCAGTATTTGGAGGATATCCTAATACTAGAAGTATAGGAATTGCTGGTGATTCTGGTGCAGGTAAAACGTTCCTTTGTTTGAATGCAGTGCGTGAACTTCAAAAGAAAGATTATTTTGTTTTCTATATTGATACTGAAGGTGCTATTGATAGATCAGACTATATAAAATTTGGAGTTGATTTAGAGAAATTAAAATATCTTCGTATGGGATTAATTAGTGATGTTAAATTCTTCATTAATGATTTTATTGAAACGATGAGAGATAATCCTGGACTAAAGGCTGCTATCTTTGTAGATTCAGTTGGAATGTTAGATACTGATAAGAGTAAAAGAGATATGGATGCTGGTAAAAATGCATCTGATATGGGTCTTCGCTCAAAGGAAATGAGAGGTTTATTTAAATCATTTACATTAGAATTATCTAATTTAAAAGTTCCATTTATTTTTACAAATCATACATATGCCTGCTTTCCAGGAGAACAATTAGTTGTCACTGAAAATGGTGTAACTAGAATAATGGATTTAAATATTGGTGATCTAGTAGATACATTAGATGGATTTAAACCAGTTGAAAATATCTTTACCTATGATGATGCACAATTATTAGAAATAGAATTTGAAGATGGTAGTATTGTTAAATGTACACCAAACCATAAATTTCTAATAGGCGAAGACTGGGAAAATGACGATTCTTGGATTGAAGCAATTGACTTAATTGAAGGGTCCCAAATAATTTGTAAATAAAAAATACTTGCATAGTTGTGATAAATAAAAATAAAAGCAACTATGCAAGATTATTACAACAAAATTATTAATGCTTCTAATCTAGGTTTAGGTTCACTTGTAATAAGTATTAAAAAAGATCCAAATTTTTTAAAATATATCACAGATATTACTTCTTTTTTAGATTTAGATGTTGATTTACCATTTAGACTATTCCATATTAGAAATAATTTAAATAGTCAACTTATGTGTAAAACCTGTGGTACTAAAATAAAGAAAATGAGAATATCCTTTTGTAATAAACGATGCTCAGCTATTTATTCTAACTCTGATTATCTACTAAAAGATAAAAAAGCAAAATCATTATCTTTATCTTATTCTAAAAAAACAGATGCCGATAAAAAAGAAATTGTTAAGAAAAGAGAGAAGACTAATTTAGAGAGATATGGAGTTACTAATAATCTTCATATACCTGAAGTAAACCAAAAGATTATTCAAAAATGGATTGAAAAATATGGATTTGATAGACCATCAAAACATCCTAAAATTAAAGAAAGAATATCTAAAAAAGCAAAAGAGAATGCCGATGAAACTGTTAAGAAAACAAAATTAACCTCTTTATCTAGATATGGTGCAGATAATATAATGAAAACTGATATTGGTAAACAAAAAGTAGTTGATGCAAATATTAAAAAATATGGTTTTGCAAGTCCTATGCAAAACCCTGAATTTTGTAAAAATTACTTTATTAATCACTATAAAAAATTTTCATCAAAAGATTTTGTATTACCTAGTGGGAAAATAGTAAAATTATTAGGCTTTGAACCACAAGTATTAACACAATTATTAGAAAAATTTAATGAATCAGACATATTAATTGGGTATAGTGCATACGAGGAATTAAAATGTACATATACTATTTCTGGTAAAAGTCATAGATACATTCCTGATTTTTATATAAAATCTAGAAATATAGTTATTGAAGTTAAATCTAATTATACATACAATTATGCAGAACCTAAAAAAAGATACTCAGTAGAAAATATAGGTGCCCTATTTGTATACGCAATATATGAAAAAAATAAAATTAAATTCAAACGATATGAAAACGTTAAAAGTTAAGTCTATAAAAAATATAGCTCTGAGTAAAGTGTATGATATTCAAGTAAAAGATGTACACCACTTTGTTTTAGAGAATTCAGTAGTAACTCACAATTCGATGGATCAATATACTCCAAAGGGAATGTCTGGTGGAGGAGGTCCTGAATTTTCAGCATCTATTATATTAATGTTAAGTAAAGGAACTCTTCGAGATGAAGCTAAAACTACCACTGGAATTATTGTTCGATCTAAAACTAGAAAAAATCGTCTGGCTCGTCCAATCGATATAGAATTTCATATATCTTTTCACAAAGGTATGAATCAATATGTCGGATTAGAACAATTCGTTAGTTGGGATAATTGTGGAGTTGGTCGTGGAAATAAATTAACAGAAAAAGAGTTTTCTAAACTTAAACCAGATGAGCAGACTATTTGTTCAGAGTTTAAAGTTGCAGATGAAGTATTTTATTACTTACCTAAGAAACTTGGAAAGAGCTATGTACTTCGACACAGTGGCGCATTAGTTCCAGTAAAAGAATTTTTTACAGCTAAATTATTTACTCGAGAAGTATTAGAAGAGCTTGATGAAAAAGTAATTAAGCCTACTTTTAAATTTCCTGAAACTCAAGATGAAATTGATTTACTTGAGACTGAAGAACTTGGTGATCTAAATGACGAGGATGACGATGATTCTACGTTCTGATCTACCCATAAAATATTATTTAAATCTTTACAATGAGGACGCTTTAACAGATCAATACAGCGTCCTCTTTGAGATTCTACAATATATTATTAAAGTTGCTAATGCCAAAGATAAAAGTCTTGAGCTTAAAAATTTAAAATTTTCATCAAAATCTCTTAAGTATATCTTTGGAGAAAAATTAAAAGATGAAACTTTTAAGGCATATGTTGTTAAATCATTGAAAGAAATGATTTTAAAAGAGTATCTTAGACCAGAAGGAGATTTTATATTTTTTACAAAAAACGGATTAACTTATTTTTATTTGACACATGATTGATTTTACAGAGAATATTGAATCGCTTGAAAAAATGGTATGGAACTTTGTCTTAAATACTACTAGTAATATAGATGATCTTCGACCAACTAATCATGAGTCTCTTCGTAGGGAAGAATTAATCACGATGCTGCGTCCTAATTATTTTAATGATGATAACAGACAAGAATCATTTAAAGCTGCTCTAAAATTCTTTAAAGAATATGAGAAGATCCCTAATAAAAAAGAATTAAAAAGTTATATTGAATTACTTAATATCAACTTAACTGAAGAAGAGTTCTTAGATCTATATGAATTTAATCTTAATGAATATAACTATGATTACTTGTATAAGTATGTTAGAGCATTTATCTTATTAAGAAATTTAAATTTAACTGTATTTGATCTACTTACTTATTTAAAAACCACAGTTATTGATCCTAATAATATTGATAAAATTTCTGAAAAAGTAAGAAATGATATTAGTAATAAATTAGCTTTAAATTTTTCAAGTGTTGATACAGGACTAAATTTCTTTAATCCTGAATCTCACATTCAAATATCTAAGTCAGGTAGTCCTACTGGCTTTCCATTCCTTGATAAAGTTCAAGGCGGTGGCTGGAATGCAAAGGCGCTAGTCGTATTTCAAGGTAGGCCAAAGGTTGGAAAATCAATGGTTCTTGGAAACATTGCAGCACGATCATTTTTAACAGGTAACGTAACAGGATTAGTTACAGTTGAACTTGCAGATAGGGCTTATATGAAACGTATCGGTTCTAATATCTTAGGGATAAAATCAGAAGAATATTCTAAAATAACTGATGCTGCTGCTGCAAATCTAATTAAGGAAAAGATTCAAGATCTTAAAGATAGTGGAAAAACAGTCGGCGAATTAATAATCAAAGAATTTCCAACCGGTGGTGCAAATGCAATAGATATTGAAAATTATTTTGTTCGACTTGAACAGAAATTAAATAAGAAATTTAAAGTTATTGTAGTAGATTATTTAAACTTATTAAAACCTTTAAATAATCAAAATGGCTTATATGAAAAAATTAAAGCTATTTCTGAGGAACTTCGTGGAGTTGCAATGAGAAATGAATGGTGCGTAATAAGTGCAACACAAATTCGTAGAGAAGATATTGATAATTTCGATTTAGGAATGGATTCAGTTGCAGAATCATTTGGTTTAATACACACAGTAGATTCACTATTTGGATTAATGAGAAGTCCATTAGAAAGCAGAATGAAAATAAAAGTTATTGCAAATCGTGATAATGGATATGAGGAAAGCTATAAATTTTACACTATGCATAAAGACTTCTTTAGACTCAGTGAAGAAAGTGGACAAAATAGTGAATTCTATAGTGATGATGAAGAAGTAACTAGAATGGCAGATGAACTTAGGAGTGAATATCAAGAGATGAATAAAACTGAAACATCTACTCCGGAAATATTGATTGAAGATGACTATGATGCTCTCTTCAATTCATTATAAAATAATTAAACAATTAATGGATAGTAATGAATTTACCGATGATCAAACACAAAATAATGCTGAAATTATAAGAGAAGATAAAATCTTTAATAATAGTTATTATAATGGTGACAAATTAAAAGATTCAGAAGAATATGAATTTTCAAAAAAAATAACAGTATCTTCAGATTATTCAGATAACTATTTAAAGGATCTCTATGACTATGAAGAACAGCTAGAATCAAAATTTATACTAGATATAATCTTTGAATTTTTACAAAAAGATTTAATTTTATCTAAATATATTTCTGATTTAACTGAGAATACCACTATATCTAAAGTAAAAGTTTCAAAGGAAGATATCAATATTATTTTTAATAGAATCCATGAAAAACTTGATGTTACGACATATGGAATAAGCTTTTATAGCCCAATCTACATTTTAGAAGCAATATCATCAGTTGCATCAATGGAATATAAAAAAATATTTGATGCATTAGATACTGATATTCAAGAAATATTGTTACTTGAATTAAATAAGAAATATCAATTCCTTGAAGGAAAAATGAATAAAAAAAGAATACACTAATGGCTTGGATTAAAATAACTCATACTGCTGGATCAATGTATCTTAACTTAGATCAAGTTTATAGATACGAACAAACGGCATCCGCTGAAATTACATTTTATGATGCTAATTCAATTCTACCAACATCGTATTCTTTTTCAACAGCACTTGAACTTACTGAGTTTATTGCTAAACTTAAAAGTATTTTAAAAGTAATAGATATAGACCAGTTAGCCACGCAAGGATGAAATTAGAAAATATTAGAAAAATATTTGTACTTGGTGATCTTCACCTAGGTATAAGAAATAATTCGCTCGAATGGTCAGATATTCAGAGCGATTTTCTTATTAACAGTTTTTTACAAAAAGTTGATGATGAAGGGTTTGATCCAGAAAAAGATATCCTAGTTCAAGTAGGAGACTGGAATCATGTTAGAGAATCTACAAATGTTAGAATCTATAAATTATCATTAAAGATTGCTGAAGCATTCACTAAGAAGTTTAAACGTGGTGTATATGTAATCTTAGGAAACCATGATGTCTATTATAAAGATCGAACTGATACTCATTCACTAGAAGGATTTAATCTAATTTATAATAACTTTCATATCTTTGAGAAACCTGAGGTTCTTAATATTAATTCGCATAGATTCTTAATGCTTCCATGGATTGAAAATCTAGAATCTCTAAAAGCAGTTGTTGCTGAGAATAGATCTTCTAAATATGTTTTTTGTCATGCTGATGTTAAGGGATTTAATTTAAATAAAGTAACTAAACTTGAACATGGATTAGAAGCAAGTGATATTGCTAACTTTAAACGAATTTATTCTGGACATATCCATATTCGTCAAGAGAAAGGAAACGTATTATATGTTGGAACTCCATATGAAATGGATAGGGGAGATCGCGGTAATACAAAAGGTTTTTATGTACTTGATGTAAGCGGTGAAGAAGTAACTGAAAAATTCGTAGAAAATTTAATTTCTCCAAAGCACGTAAAATACGATATTTTTGATCTTCTTTCATTGACTCAAGATCAAGTTAAAGAATTATTTAAGAATAACTTTGTAGATATCTCAATAGAATCTGAAATATCTCAAAAGTTTCCACTTTCTCAATTTACGGATTTTGTTAAAGACTTTGGACATCGACGTCTTGAATTATTCTCTTATTCTAAAGAACAATTAAAAACTAGAAGTGAAGTTGAACTTAATTCAAACTATGAATATAATATCTTTACGATACTTGATGAGAGAATAAATCAAATGAATTTACCAGTTGCTCAATCAACTCCATTAATTGAAAAATTTAAGGAGATATATGATTCACTAAGAAACACTAAACAATACGACTAATGAGATTATCAGAGTTTTCATATAAGAATATCTTATCCTATGGGAATAAGATTCAAACTTTTAAATTTGACGATAAACCTGGATTGATCCTCGTGGAAGGAGAAAATGGAAGTGGGAAATCCTCTATTAAAGAGGCACTAACTGTCGCGATCTATGGAAGATCAGCTATTCGTAAAATGAAAGATATTCCAAATTGGATTAATAAAAATGCATATACGAATGTTAAATTTACTACAAATTCCGGTGAATTAATTGAATTAGATAGAGGAATTGATCCTAACTTTAGTGATATTAAAATAAATGGAACTAAATTTAATCTT